CCACGATCTCTCATGGCAAATCAACCCAATGGCGGTAATCCGCTCGCTGGTGACGTACCACCCGTTGGTCACGATGGACCACACCGAGGAGGTGGCCGCGGCCGTGGGGGCCGCGGTAGGGGTCGGGGCGTGAGACATGCCCCAGACCCTGCGGCTGGTGTGCTTCCTGCATTCCCGCCCGTTCCACAGCACGATCCGCACCAACAGGCGCGCGGAGCACGTAACGACGGTTTGGTCGCACATGCTCTAGGTGTTATGGATGCCCAAGCCCGTGGCGCCCACGATGTTCTTGACGACCATAGGCGTGAGGAGGCGGCCGCCTTGAAGGCCGCGGAGGAGAGGGAGAAAGCCCGTTTCCATGCTTCTCTTGGGAATGTAGCACTTCGCTCTGACAACATTCTCCACGAGTTGGATACACCAAAGGTGATGGCCACAGCACTTGTCTGCGGAGCTATGTCTGCGTTGGATTTCTACTTGTGGAATTGGGGTCCGGGAGAGCTGGTGCAGGCTCCATTGTCGTGGGTCTGCGGCGGAATAGCGTCGCTTTCCCCACGCTTTCTCCCCTGGAGAATGAACGTGTGTGTTCAAGTCGCCTGCAAGGTATTCCCGTATCTTGTTAGAGCGGCAATCCCGTTCGTTTCCTCCTTCTTTATTCCTGAGGTGAGTATGGGCACTCACGAAGCTGAGGAGCCACGTTTTCGAAAGGAGTTGCGTTGTTTTGGCACCAACTACCAACGTGTCGCCTTTGCGATTAACCCTCTTGGTCCTGTTGTTATGGAGGGTTATGAACACTTCAACTGTCGTACTGACAGCAACACATTGTCTGATAGGACACACCCCTCTGTCCTATATGATTTTGACGTGTGTTATCACGGCCATTGGAGGGCAATTCGAGCTGATATGGAGCTCGTTTGCAATGCCTTGGGCCCAGCCGTGGTTATTGGAGAGCTTCACGCTGACTTCCAGCAACGTTTGTCCCAGGCAATTCGACGTTCTTCTACGGTTATGCTGGACCGATCTTTGATCTTTGTTGACGATATAGCGACTAACAGCTTTATAGTCGCTGACGTCATCAAGCGTCTTCACGATGGCAAGACAGTCGACTTGCCTTTTCGCGAACGCCTACTGTGCACGTCTCCCGCACAGTAGGCTATCCATACCGGGTGGGAGAAGTGCGCATGCCTGATATTCCGGAGGTTAAAAAGGGATTGAAGATGCGCATGGACCCCCGGGTCGGAGATAGAAGGGTGATGGCTGTTAGTTTGGGTTGTCATGTCATTGGGGCCGCAAATCCCAAGTGTGACCCGAACGACCCCTACACGAAGGCAGCGGGAGCGCTGTATCGCATAGGCAGGGAGCCGCCGAAGCTGCAGAGGAACCTCGAATTTGCATTCGCTCGGTTTGTGCAGTTGTGGCTCCAGCAGAATGTTCACCCCCTTACCTGTGAGGATGACGTCTCTTTTTGGCATTGGCTGAAGTCGATTGATCAGCCAGAGTCGCGCAAGAGGCAACTGGGATTGCTGTATCTCGGTTTTGCTGGCGACTGGAAGGATGAACTTGTGACCCAAGTTAAAGCCTTCA